AATATTAGACGGATGGCCGCTTTGGCAATTTTGAATTTCAAAAGCACGCTCCCACTTTCCCAAATTACAATAATGCCATTAGGTACCACCTATATATTGGTACCAATGTACCGATACCATGAGATAGATCAATTGGTACCAATTGACCAAGTCAATGGCTCCTCCAAAGCGGTTCCAAATAAATGCAAAAAATTACTTCCTCACATATCCACACTGCTCTTTAACAAAAGAAGAAGCCCTCTCTCAAATCAAAAACCTAGAAACACCAACAAATAAATTGTTCATCAGAATCTGCAGAGAATTACACGAAGATGGGAGCCCTCACCTGCACATCCTCATCCAATTCGAAGGAAAATTCAAATGTACAAATCAAAGATTCTTCGACATCGTATCCCCAAGTAGGTCAGCACATTTCCATCCGAACATTCAGGCAGCTAAAAGCTCGTCAGATGTCAAGTCCTACATGGAGAAAGACGGAGACATCCTTGATTTTGGAGTTTTCCAAGTCGATGGACGATCAGCTAGAGGAGGTTGCCAATCTGCCAACGACGCATATGCCGAGGCAATCAACTCAGGATCTAAGTCATCGGCACTCAATATATTAAGGGAGAAAGCTCCTAAAGATTTTGTTTTACAGTTTCATAATTTAAATAGCAATTTAGATAGGATTTTTGCTCCTCCGTTGGAGGTTTTTGTTTGTCCTTTTTCTAGTTCATCATTTGATCAAGTTCCGGAAGAACTTGAGGAATGGGCTTCAGAAAATGTGAAGTCTTCTGCGCGGCCATGGAGACCGATTAGTATTGTGATAGAAGGTGACAGTAGGACAGGTAAGACAATGTGGGCTAGGTCATTGGGGCCACATAACTATCTATGCGGACACCTGGACCTGAGTCCGAAGATCTACAGCAACGACGCCTGGTACAACGTCGTTGATGATGTAGACCCCCACTACCTAAAGCATTTTAAAGAATTTATGGGGGCCCAAAGGGACTGGCAAAGCAACACGAAGTACGGGAAACCAATTCAAATTAAAGGTGGAATCCCAACAATCTTCCTCTGCAATCCAGGACCAACGTCTTCATATACGGAATTTCTAGACGAAGAAAAGAATTCCGCATTAAAGAATTGGGCAGTAAAAAATGCAACCTTCGTCACCCTCTACAGCCCACTCTATTCAGGTTCCCATCAAAGTCCAGCACAGGATAGCCAAATCGAAGAAGAAGAACCGCAGGAGGAGGATTGATCTAAACTGCGGGTGTTCTATCTTCGTGGGACTTGACTGTGCAAACTATGGATTCACGCACAGGGATACTCATCACTGCAGCTCAGGCACAGAATGGAGAGTATATCTGGAGGGTTCCAAATCCCCTCTATTTCAAGATTACGAGGCACGATCAACAATCATTCAACAGGGACCAAGACGTAATAACAATACAGATACAGTTCAACCACAACCTCAGATCCCAGCTGGGTTTGCACAAGTGTTTCCTCATTTTCAAGATCTGGAGCCGCTTACATCCTCAGACATGGCGTTTCTTGAGGGTCTTTAGGACACAAGTGATGAATTACTTAGATAGTTTGGGTGTGATTTCGATTAATAATGTAATTAGGGCAGTTGATCATGTATTGTATAATAGATTACAAGGAACATTATATGTACAGACATTTCATGATATAAAATATAAAATTTATTAATTCTGAACAGAATCATAAAAATAGATCCTGATTTTCAAAGTAGCATACACGGGATTACTGGCATGAGTACTAGCCATATACAATATTAATGCGTTCTCAGTATGATTCTCATATTTAGCCTGCTCTTGATGATTGTAAGTAACATGATGATTGATCTTCCAGAACTTCTTGATCACAGCCTGTTCCTTGGACGCATACTGTCCACCAGTGACGGTGGCCTGGAACTTGTGTAACACCTGCAGACGATCTCTTAGGTCCTGCTTGATAGTAGCTGTACTGGGTTCATTATCAAACATGTTGAATGCCTCTTGAAATCCGTAGGGAGTTGTAAGGGGACGTCTATCTCTAACTAACCAGAACATGACAGTGTTAGTGTGGTTCTTAGTCTTGATGTTTTCATCCATCCAGATTTTACCAATAATATAACAAGATTTTATACAAAATCTCTTGCCAGAACGATGAGTAAGACCGTTACCACGAGTAACATCAGAAACACATAACAAAGTACCAGAATGACCAACATCATTTTTCTTCTCAAACGACTGGACCTTACACGGGCCTTCACAGCCCTTAGGGATATCAGGGCTTCTGTACATTCGGAACATTCTGGGCTTCCGATACATGGGCCGTTGAGCCCATGATCTCCTTCTGTTTGTGACGAGGACAGTGGGGGCATTCGCACGGCTGACATACGGGCTGTCGAAGTTCAGACGGCGACGTACCTTGGAGGCGGGTGTGGAAATCACAATATCGGCAGGACGCTTCGACATAGTTCTTAGCACGAATAACAAGTATTAGGTCACGAATAAGATCGCGACCTACCGTATCTGGAGAATACGTAGATTCTACAAGCTGTAGGTATTTAATTGCAAGCATACACCTAAAACCGTGTACGGTTTCAGGAAACTCGTTAACTAATGGATCCCACATTATACACGTATAAAGCTTAGGGCGCAAGTATTAAATACTAAAAGACGTACGGGGACCAGTATTTAATTAGGCGTTGAGGAACGGTCAGGATTAGCCGACAAGGAGGGGCCACAAAAAAATCGGCGGCCATCCGGT